ACCATTGCCTCCGGAGGCTGCCCTTGCGCGGACGGGAGTTGTGCCCCGTCTTTCGCAGGTACAGTTTGCGCTCGGCTTCTCCGGTTCGATATGCAGGGTGTACATCGGAATCCCGCGACTTTCCGCCGTCTGAACCGGATTTAGACACGTCCATCCTGTGACGGATTTCACTGTGTCTTACCCGTCGTCTGAGATATGCCCCGCCGTCTTTTTGCTCGCCGCGTTGTAACGCATGGCCGCGAGGCTACCGAGCACAGTCCACTCACATGAGTTTACCCCATCACCTGCTTGTGCCTGGTCCGTCCCTGCCTCCGTTGTACCTGCTCGAGCAGCCCACGGCCCGCCATACCAAACAAACGACGGTCGCTAGGTGCGTCACGTCGGCGCAAGGCGGGGAACGTCTTGCCGTTCAACATGATAGCGGAGCCGTTTAACCAATAAATCGGCTCAATGCCTAGCGCCCGCCCCGCCTGAACTCCCACCAGCGGCTGCAGCGTCCGCACGTATGCTTCGAAGACCTCGTTGCACAGCGCGAAGTCGCGCCGCGCCTGTACGAAATCCACAGCGTCGGTGCCCGCCATACCGTACAGCAGACGCACCACGAGCGCGCAGACAAGGCCGCTGCGGTTCAGGCCAGCCCCACATACGACCAGCGTCCGCTTGCCCCGTGAGATGCCGCTGGCCGTGGCGTTAGCGATTGCCGCCAACTGCGTCAAGTCGGGGAGCGGCCCGTCCTCAATCGGCCAGGTCATGTAGACCTTACCGTCAGGGACGTATACCCGCTGCCGGATGAGCTGAACCACCACGTCGTACTCATCCCACACAGCATCCCAGTCGTTCGGTGCCGCGCCGATGGTCAGCTTGGGGGTCAGGGTGTTGAAGTCGTTGCCGATGAGGAACGGATTGCCGCCGCCCTCGAACCCGCCGGGGCTAGTCAAGGCTCACCAGATTCCAGCGCGTCCAGTCGGGGTCATCCGCGCAGGCCTTCTCGACCGCCCTGTCGACAGCGTTCAGTTTCGCGTTCGGTGACTTCAGCCCGTCTCGAATCTGAACCTCGAGGTGATGGTTCCGCGTAGCATCATCGTATATCAGGTTCACAATTGCCTTCATCCTATCCTATGGCCTCCTTCACTAGGTCGATAATGAAATCGTCAAGGTTCGCCGTGGCGGTCAGTTGCCAGTCGTTTATACGCGCCGTGAACCCGCAGCCATCGCACCAAATGTCACGGCATAGGTCAGCCGGATTTTGGAACCACAGCAGCGTCAGGTCGCATCGTGGGCAACGGTCATAGTGCTTCCAGCGAAACGCCTTGACCAGCACAGCGTATTCGGGGTCAGCGTCGGGAGCGGCTCCGGCCAGTATGAACTTCCGTTTGATGAACAGCCGCCCGTCAATCGTGGAGTAGAACTTCGCCGGTATCTGTGACTCATCCATTGGGGTCGGCCACAGGTTCTATGTCGACGCGCTCGTACTCGTAGTCTGACCGCACATACATCAGGCGCTCTGCCGCCGCCGCGTCACCCGCGACCGCCTTGTCATACCAAATGAGCTGTGCGGCGGGAACATCGGTGCCCGACTTGCCGGTGCCGCCACAGCGCGAGCACGGAGTCTTCACGTCAGGCGGATTGCTGTCCGTAGGTGTCCTGAATCCGGGCAGGCTCTTGAAGCCGGTGCCCTTGCAGGTGTAGCACGGCCCGCCCGCCTTCGCATCCTCGATGTCCGCGTAGGCCTCGCAATCGTCTTTCAGGAACGCGAACCCCGCCAGCCATGCCTTCGGTTCATCCGTGGCGTCGATGAGGTAGTTGCCGTGCTTATGATAGATGGCTAAGACGTTCACGTTCTCGCTCCGCTCCGACGCCCGCGCCTAGCCGCGAATCTAGCGTCTTGATTTGCTGGCCGGGTGTCCTGTCGGCCCGCGCCGTGAGCCGCACGTCAGCAGCGTCCTGGCGCGCCTGCCGCCGCCTGTGCTGTGGACGCGCCTTGCCTGCGGGTCGCCCGCGCCGGTCACTCGGTTCAGTGGTTACTTGCTTACGAGCCATCGGGTTTCCTTGTCATCACTGGGACGATTTTGTAGGTGCCGTCACCGGCCCACGACTCTGCCTGTTCCAACGTCTTGAACAGCGGCATGAATCCGCATGGTTGGTCCTCGTCATCCCCCGGCGTCGCCAGGTGCGTCGGGAACCCGTACAGATAGCCGATGCCCGTCACGTCGATTGCGCTCCAGTCCATGAACCGCATGACCATGTACAGGATTTCCGAGTCAGCAACCGGTGTGGGCGAGTGCGGCCCGCCCACAGGTTGCGTCGTAATCTTACGGTTGCCCATGTTCCCCTTACGGTCGGGTCACGATGTAGGCGAACACTACCAGCCCACCAATGCCGAAGAACGCGAGGAACACCAGGAACGAATCACTCACTCCGCTGTCCTGTGCCGGTTCCCCGCCGGTCGGGGGTAGACTGACCGGAGGCAGGGTTGTAGCCGGAGGCTGAGTTGGGCCAGGCGTCGGGGTAATCAACGGGGTTGGCTCCGGCGTGGCCGTAACGGTTGCAGGCGGCGTCGAAGTCGGGGTCGCGGTAGGGGTTGCCGTCGGCTCCGGCGTGGGTGTGGGAGAGGGTGTAGACGTAGGGACCTCGGAGGGAGACGGAGTGGGTGTGGGTGCCAGCGTTGGGGTTGGTGATGGTGTTACCTCCGGTGTTGGCGACGGGGTCGGCGTCACGAGCGCGCACCCGTTCTCGTAGATGGCGATACCGTCAGGCGTCCAGTTTAGGCCAGGAAACTCGTCGTGCGCCGGAATGATGTCGCCCCATGCTATGCCATCATCCTTGAGCGCCTGTGCTATCGCTTCCGTGGGCGCAAGTGGCCCGGTGTGTAGCGAATGGTCGCCGCCGTTCCCCGAACCGATGCTGTCAGGGTCAACGAACTGCGTGGTGTACGGGTTGCCGGGCGCGTTGGTCGCGTGGCATATCTGTACGTTGTCGTCCACGGGTTGCGTGGCTCCGGCCACACTTATTGTGGCGAAGAAGCCCATGAGCACGAAGACCGCGAACACCGCCGCGTACAAGAGTTTGAGTTTCATGCGGGTGTATCCTTTCACTGTTGAATTGCTTGCTTCCATTATATCCGGTTGCGCCGCCTAGCCCTTCGTATAGATGACCGCCTTCCCCGCCTCACGACACTCCTGTTCATAGCGACACAGGTTACAGACGGTCAGGCCGTCCGCGATTTCCGCCGTGGTCAGCATGGTGCCGCAGCGACACTTGACGGTCAGCCGCTTCCGCTTACTTGCCATCGGTGACTCCTTTCACTCCTATCATCCCGCGCACCAGCTCCGCCGCCATGCGCCCGGCCAGTGCCGCCATCTCCCGACCGGAGCCGGTACTGATGGCGAACTCGCCGGTGATGATGCGATAGAACCGCGCCGGTAGTGCCGCCACTTCGACGGTCACCTGACGCGTCTCGTAATCGTTGCTGTAAGTGAACCGGGCCAGCGGCGTCCAGTCCCTCGACATGGCGTCACCCGCCTTGCCGAAGAACATGACGTTGACGTCGTGCTTCCCGAATCCCTCATGGAGTTTGCGGAACGGTGCGAAGTCGGCTTCATCCGCCTCGTACATCCCGCCGAACAGGTCATCCAATTCGCCTGCCATTTCGTGTCCGCCTTTCCTGATAGGGGTATGGATTTACACTACCAGTTTCCGCCCACGACGCGCCCCGTGTCAACCCGTGTTCGGTGAACGACAAGTGAATAGCTTACAGAAAATGTAAGGTATCCCCACGTCGGCCAATTGCTAAGGCCGCGTTGTCATTTACACGATTTGGTATGAATCCGGGGATACAGAGACGGCTTCTAACGAGACGCCCTGTGTAGCACTATCGCTCAACCCCCAGAGCCGCGCTGTCGAGCGCCCCAGCGCCTCTGACGGCCCCTAGTCACAGGGTTCTCAAGGGGTGTTCTCGAAGCCAGACGCGGCCAGTTTTTCCTTGTACCACTCGGCCAGACCAGCGGTCATCCGACGCGAAATCGTCGGCCATGCCCAACGGAACAATGCGTCTCGAATGTCGGCCTCGCACTCCGCGAGCACGTCAAGATTGACCGCCTTAATCAGCGGCCCGATGTCCTTCGGGGAGCCGTCGAGCGCGCCGTCCTCGGTCAGGTGCTGCACCGACTTTTGCCAGCGGGCATCCGTCCGGTAGGCCTCCACCAACTGCGCCACGATGTCCTTCCCGTTGGGATTAGCCTTGCCCCATTCCTTCTGATGCACTTCCTTGAAGGCCTCCGAGACATACTTGCCCATCAGCACCTTCTTGTCGATTCCGAACCGGGCGTAATTCTTGACCACCACGCCCTCGATGAGCGCCCCGCCTAGAATTGACTCTCGCTGGAGCATCAGCTTCAGTCCGGCCCAATCATCGACCTTGCCGGTGTACAGGGTTGGCACGGACTCCAGCCCGACACGCGCCGCTTCCGCCGCAAGGCCCGCCGGGTCGAGAAACGCCTGTGTACTGGTCTCCACGTCGAACAGGATGATGTTGTGTTCGGGGGTGCGCCCGTAGGCAAGCGCGTTGTGCTTAGGCTTCGACAGGTACTCGCCCCTGTAGATGTATCCCGCCCGCAGGTGAGTCAGCCGTTCAATCTGCTCGACCGCCGTGGCGAACATCTTGTCCGTGGTCGGGGGGGTTTGGTCCTTCCCCTTACTGCGGACAATCAGCCGGTACTCGCACCGGTTCATACACCCGTCATGGTCACACGGCTTACCGGTGCGCGGAACGAACGCAATGTGCCCGAAGGAAATCTGGCTCCCGTCAACCTTCTCTTGAACCACCACGTCGCCGTCGAACAGGTCAGTCAGTGCCCGATGTCCAAGCGCATAGATGGACGGATAGCTTGCCAGCTTGAACGGGGTCGGGGTCATTTCGGTTGTCTCACTCATCGCGTACCCTCGAGTTTTCAGGATAGATGTCATCAGCGTTCTGTTCCCCGCGCAAGACAATCAACGCCCACAGCGCGAGGTCAAACGCGTCGCGCCGGTTGCGGGGGAAGTCCACCAGCGTACAGGTTTCTTCACCCGCGTCCTCGCGCACCAGCACAGCATCATAGTGGCACAGCCGTTCCGGTGTGTCAGGTTCCCCGTGCCCGCCCGTGTTGGTCAGGTACAGCGAGCCGATGGGATACGCCCGCGCTACATCGCCGTGGGGTAGGACTTCGAAGGTGATTCGGAGGGTCACAGCAACGCGCCTTGTGCCGGTGTCGGGTCGCGGCCCAATATGTCAGTTAGAAACGAACTCATTGGTCGCATCTTGTTGAACAGCCAATACCGATTGCCGAACTTCGGCGGGCCTTCCCGTGCGTGTTCGCGGTCGGAACCATAGCCCCATCCGGCCAGTGAAATCAGGTGCCGGTCGGTGTCGATGTATGCCTGAATCACACCCACGCCGTCGTCATCCGCCGCCCGCAACACCAGCGTTGCCCGCCGCTGTTCTGTACTCGGTCGGCACCGAATCCGAGCTATGCCGCCGATGTACTTAGCCTTGCGGCCAGTAGGCCACAGGTTCACCTTCAGCAATCGGCAGGCCACGATAGCAGCCACCTGTACTTCTGTGTCGGCTCGTAGGTTATCCGCCGCATCCGTGGAGTTAGACCGCGCACCGCTGTTATAGGACATCCCGCCACGGGCGGTCTCGTCCCGTGCGATTCCCTCCGCCCGCTGTCGTGCGAACGCCCACTCAGAATCGGTGTACTGTGATTCCATATTGTTATTCTACCCGAAGTCCTCAACGCTGGTGGTCAGCGGAGTGATGACCCGTATGGGGATGCCCCGCTTGCGAGTCTCCGCTATCGTGTGGTTGGTGCCCCGCGAGTCTGGCGATTGCCGGAAGGCCAGTACCATTGAGGGGGTTGGTGCCGTGTCCAGCATCTCGATGTTCCGCATGATGCCCGCCCGCCTGCCGTACCGTTCCCAGTCGGCGTTGAACACCTGTACGATGTGACCGAGCCGCGACGCGATATGGCCCGCCATGCGGTCAGCGCCCCGCCCCCCGCCGTGGCGGATGACAGAACGGGGTAGCTTGTGCAACTCGTCGTAGATGGCCCCCGGGTCCGCCCAATCCCGCGAGCCACACACCAGCACGAGCATCATAGCTCGTCGTCCTCGGCTTCCGCGTCACGGAGCTCTTCGAACGATGGCTTGCGCCCGCTGATAATCATGGCCCCGACCGTCCAGTCTCTCTCGAGGCTGTTGACGAAGTCACGCACGGCCCCGCACAGCTTACACTCGCCCACGCTAGTCGGCCCGTTCGGTGTAGCTATCAGCCAATGGTGAGCGCAGGCGTCAGCTGCTACCACTCGCCCTGTGTCCATCGTGCGCGTCGATGACCGCGATGGCGTCGCGTATCCTCTTGCTGTCAGGCCCGCGCAGGAACGCCCGCTTCTTCTCACTGACCCGCGCCCGACCGCCCTCGTTGCCCGGCTTGCCCACGTAGTCCTCATGGAGCAAGTGCAACAGGTACAGCGGACAGCTAATGTCCTGTTCGCTGATGGTGTCCTTGTACAGCCTGACCCGCAGGTAGTAGCAGTCGAACCCGTCAACCGTGTCACCGTTGTCATCGGTGTAGGTCATCGGGAGTTCGCGGATTGACTGTTCGTCGTACAGTAGTCTCATAATCGGTCACGCTCCTCGGGTAGCACTACCAGCGTGAACGCATCGTTCAGCCGGTCGGCCATGATGGGATAGATTACCTTCGGGTCAAGCTGGCCGTTCCCGCAGCCGAGTAAGGGAACCGCCACGGCCCATTTGTACCAGACGTTTAACCGGGCAAGCTCTTCCGCCGTCCAGCGTATCAGGTCAACGCTCGCCGGTTGCCGCCATGATAGCGCCGGATTCGCGGCAAGCGGTTTGACCGGTGCCAGTATCAGCGCCTCGTGGGTCGCTAGGAACCGGTCGCTGCCGTCTACCTCTACCATCTGACGGCAGGTGTTCCCGTACTCCCGCGCAAGGTCGGGGAATCGCTGCGCCGCTTGCCGGGCCAGCCCGCGCCCCATGACGTTCAGCCCGTCCTTCTTCCAGCCGATGTTAGTCGGTATCACACGCCGTACAGGTGCGTTGAACTGCGCCTCCCACATGGAGCCAACGTACAGTTTCACGTCAGGTGCCGGTCGCCCTGAAGCATGACTTGCACAGCACGTCACCGCCGCCCGACTCAATCAGCTCCGATTCGGGGAACGGGTCATTGCACCAATCACAATACCCCGTCTTGTTCGACACGAGGTCGGACGCCAGTTGCCGGTTAGACGGTAGGGCAGGTGCAGGCGTAGAGCTCTCGGGGTCGGGCATCTTCATCCTCCTGGTCTTCATCTTGTTCCTCGATGAATCCGGTGCATCGACATTCGGGTGACTGACACGGCCCCAACCCCGCGAGGGTCAGGTGCATGGTGAACGAACACCCGCACAGGTAACAGTCCGCATCCACGCTAGAGCAGTATGGTCAAGGCCCACACGATGAAGGCCGTGTCGATGGCCGCTCCGAACGCGTTGCCCATGACCTTCGCTCCCGCGCCCTTCTGGTCAGCCGCCGCGTTCACGACGGCCACGAGCAGGTTGAACACGAACGCCACAGCGAACAGGCCCGCCGTGACCGCCACATATGCTTCTGTGCTTGACATTTCTGCCTCCTACTTTATGGGGGTCAGCCCGCCGGGCATCGAGGTCGGAATGACCAGCCCTGGGCCAATGCCCTGAATGTTCAGCTTAACGGCGCTCGTCTTGAATGACCCGCACGGACAGGCCCATACCACCAACAGGAACGGGGGTTGTGGAACCGTCGCGCCCAGAATCCATGAGTGCGCCTGGTCGTTATTTGTGCAGTGTGCCGGTATCGGGTCGTCCCGCTCCTCGGTCACGTCAGCGTCTGCCATGTCAGCCTCCTACAAAATCCTTGTACGTGTCATCGGTGTCCTGTGGTGTGCGCTTCAGGCCGAACACGGCCAGCGCGTCATAGCAAGTGTGAACGGGTGACGCGACTGGAATCCAACGGACGCAGTTGTTACACCACACGTCCTCGGTTCCGTCTGACTGCTTCCTATACCAGCGCCCGTCATCCGGCTTCTGTACTAGAACCGCCATGCTTCTATTCTACCCCGCCCACTTTCCGCGCCGCCTTCGCAACCGCTGCGAGCACTTCCGCGAGTGCCGCCGCCTTAGCTTCCCGCGCCGCCTTACTCGACATCCGGCGCGCTTCGGCTCGGACTTCGGGGTTGCGGAGGAACGCCCGCCGCGCCGCCCTGTTCATACCCTCCGCCTTCACGACGGTCATCAGCACAGGCCGTTGCCCTTGCACCAACAGGCGCTCCCGTTCCGCCATCAGCTTCTCATGGTTCGTGTAGCTGTCAGGCAGGGACTTCACCAGCCGCAGCCCACGCACCCGCCGCCGGTCGCGGGGATGTTCGTTGACCCATTCAGCCGGTGTTTGGACGTACAGGTTCAGTTTCGACCTCATCCCTTATCTCCCTTGAATAGCGGTTGTGTAATGGGGGTGCCAGTGAACGGGGGAGGCAGGCCGGGCAGAAACGTCTTGCGCCCTTTGCCGTCAGGAACCTCGACCGTGGTGGTCTCTTTCGTGGCGGTCACGTTCTTCATCCGCCGCTTGCGCGTTCCGTCCGCGCCGGATTCGGTAGGGTAGCTGTGACGCTTGATAGTGGCGCTGTCCAGCCCCATGACGTAGGGAACGGACGGACGCCATGCGGACTCCCGCCCGCACACCCGCGTTATCTCGTTCCGGTCAACCTCGCTGTATGGACACAGGCCCACAGCCGGGCGCTGCTCATCGAACCGCACGGTGATTTCGAAGTCACCGTGTACCGGACAGGCGTAAACTTGCTGCGGCATCTCAGTCTCGTTGTCGGGCATACCATAGCCCCTGACCCATTATAGCCGCCCACTCGATTGCTACCACGCCAGCAATCGAAGCGCTCCAGTCGAGCCCTAGTGACGTGAACGCCAGACAGTTGACCACCAACGCGCCCGTAGTTAGCAGGGACGTGACCAGGGGAACCGTGGTGCGCCTGATGCGCCACTGATGCCATATCGTCGGAACCAAACTGACCGCAAACACGACGCCCGTAGCGAACAGCGCGAAATCCTCAATCATCGCACACCGGGCACGGTTCGCCCGTCTCTCCGTGTGCCGTGCAGAACAGCCGGTTGCAGGCATCGCATATCATGTAGGGGTCGTCGCCGCACAGGTAGCACGTCAGCGGTCCTTCTGTTGCACCAGCATACGCATTTCGCCGCCCGGCCCCACCACTACCTGAACCCGATTGTCCTGGTAGGACTCGCCGTCCTCGGTCGTCTTTGACCGTAAGCCTTGTAGCTCCTCCATAGCCTTCTCGCTGTCGCGGATAGTCCGTATCAGGTCGGCTTCCGACTTCCCTGATGCCGCCGCTGGTAAGTACCCCGTTGCTTCCCCGCCCTTGTCCGTTGTCGAGTGGGATACGATTTCCCCGCGTTTCGATTTCAGATATTCCAGCGTTTCCCACGCCTCGCGGATAATCGCCATATGGACGGCCAGCGCCGACGCCAGCTCCACACCCGCCACCTCGAGCCGTTCGTCGGCCAGCTTGACCTGCATCCGGCGCACGTCCTCCCGAACCTGAACGTGGCTCACGCCTACCTGTTCCGCTATCGTTCGGAGCGACTGGCGCTTGCACCACAGCACCCACACCTTGTCGACCCGCGCCGCTGTCTCCGGTATCTCCCACCATCGAATCTGCCTCACGGCCCGCCCGCGTTTCTTGTGCGGAACGAGCGCCTTATCGTCGCCCATTATGCCGCCACGTCAAGGCAATCCACAGCGCCAACATTAGCTGTGGCGCGTGGGTGCCGAACGTGTACCAGAACTTCCGCGACGGGTGCCGTAGCGCCCGCGCTAGACCGAGCCAACCCCACTCGTATCCCTTATCCTGTACTTCCGCCGCGAGGGCCAGGCCGGTTCCGCCGCCCGCCATCAGTAGGAGGACGAAGGCCGGTACAGACGGGTCGCTCGTCGGATGGCGGAACCACCACCACCACAGGAACAATAGGCCCGCGAGGGTAAACGTAAGGGTCGGCGTCTGGAGTTCGTGCTTCATCCGTTGCCGGTTCGTCGTCATCATGTGTCAATTGTACGTCACCGCACGTCGTACCAGTATGCCCTGCGAGCGCGCTTGCCATCCCGTGATTCCCGATGAGGATGATGAGAAACGGTAGATGCAGGTCAAGGTGCAGATGAGGCCAGCCGAAGTGTGCGTGGAACCCTAGCGATAGGGACGGAACGAACACCGGCTCGAACCACAGGTAGTACCACTGGCCCCGCCCGATGAAGCGCTCCAATGCCGCGATGGGATGGCGGAACCAACAGGTGCAGTCCGGCGGTCCTTCATCCGGGCACTCGCGGCCCCATACCTCGAGGGCGCAATCGTCAGTGTGATTCATGGGCACTACCCTTCTGTGTGTAGACCCGCATGGACAAATGCTTGACCCGCTTGAACACCGCGCCCGCTGCTTCCAGCCGCGCTCGACTAATGGCCCCGATTCGCAGGCCCTCTTTCATCGCGTCCGTATCGACCGCCTCCACGATTACCTGACCAGCGACCTCCGCCGGTAGGACTCCGCGCAGCTTGACGGTATCGTATGCGTCCTCTGTCACGGGCGAAAGGCGGGCGAACGCGCCGGATTCCTCATCGAATACGCGGTCACGCTCGTCGGCAATCATCAGCGCCTTGAGCTCATCCCGCAGTTTCTTGTCCTCGTCTTGCAAGGCAGTCACGCCGCGCCGCTGAAGTTCATCCTGAATCGCAGCCAGACGGTTCACCAGCGCCGCCAGGTTGGCCGGGACGGGGGCTTCAGCTTCGGGCGCGTCTATCCCTACGGTTTCGATTTCGTCGGTCATCACAGCTCCGTCAGGGGGAACAGCTCATCCTGCGTGATGTAGCGGTCGGCCAGCCCGTAGGCGATGGCATCCTCGGCGGACATCCAGTGCTCGAGGTTGATGTCCACGAGCAGCTTCTCGCGCACCAACGCCCGCCATCCCGTGTGCATCACGTCCGCCTGCTCGGGGGTCAGGCCCGTGGTGTCCGCGAGTGGTAGCCCCGCCGTCACGCCGCAGTCAATGTACGCCTTCGCCAGTTGTTCCTTGACACGGGTTAGCTCCGCCGTGCGGATGACCGCGACCGCTTCGCTCACGCCTTCCCCGAAGTACATGGATGGGAGGTGAAGCATGAACCGTGCGCTCGGATACACCAGCCTTTCGGTGCCCGCCGCTAAGAGAATTGTCGCCGCCGATGCGCCAACCTGGCCCACAGTCTTGACCGGTGCCCGTGACATCCTAATGGTGTCGTACAGGATGAATCCGCTGTTCACGTCGCCGCCGGGCGAGTCGATGAATACGGTGATGGGTTTCGTGGGGTCATCGCGGTTCATGGCGAGGATGCTATCCGAGACTGCCGTGGTGCTGAATTGGTCCCAGCGGTTCGGCGCGTTAGCCACCACGCCTCTAAAGAACAGGAACCGATAGACCCGCGCCAACATGAACGCGGATGTCTCAAGCTGTTCCTCTTTAACGCCGCCCGGTCGTTCTCGAACCCACATGGTTATGCTCCTCGCTGTTGATTCATTATACCCCGCCGCCTAGCGGCAGCACTTCCTGGGCCATGCACCGCGCCGCCATGTCACAGTATCGTTCGTCAATCTCAATTCCGATGGCCCGCAGCCCTAGATTCTTAGCGGCTCGTAGTGTGGTGCCGGAACCCACGAACGGGTCGAGGACGGTGCCCGCGTCGGGGAAGAATGTCAGGCACCATTGGATGACGCGGAGCGGCTTCTGCGTGGGGTGTAGCCGCCCGTGTTGCTCGTTACGAACCCCGCTCACCGGTTGGATGATATGCGAGGTGGTCATGGACTTGTTTGTCCAGCACAACTCCACGGAACCCATCGACGGGGGTGCATCCGGTTTGACCCACACCAGCCAGCCCCGCGATAGCGGCAGCGTGAAGTAGTTGCCGCCCCACACGCAGGCATTCCGGCCAGCAGCCACAACCGCCGCCATGACCTCATCGGGCGGAGGCGCGTTATCCCAGTCTTGCGGTTGGAACCCGTCGCGCCGTTGCCATTTGGTAGGCTGCGCCGCGAACCCTATCCCGTAGGGCGGGTCGGTCAGCACGAGGTCAACCGGCTCCAGTTGCGGCAGGATGTCCGCACAGTTGCCGTGATAGATGGTGATGCCATCGCGGTCATAATAGGGCTTCAGCGACACGGCTTGAACGACCTCCGGTGTTCGGGGGTCAGGCCGTGCGCCGCGATTCCTGCAAGGTGCTTCGGGGTGCCGTACCCGACGTTGTGCTTCCAGTCATAGCCACGATAGAACGCGTCTAGCGCCATCATGTACCGGTCACGCGCCACCTTCGCCACGATAGACGCCGCGCCCACGGTCAGCGACAGCGAGTCCGCCTTGTTGACGAATGTGGCCAGGTGTCGCGGGAAGAACAGGAACGGGCGGAGGTTCGCGCCGTCTACAATCACGCCGACCGGTTCCGGGCTACCGAGCTGCGTCCAGCATTCCATGAACGCTGCCATCATCGCCTTGCATCGCGCCTGAAAGATGTTGATGCTGTCGATTTCCTCCGGCCCCACACCGGCCACAGCCCACGCCGTCGCCATGCTGGTAATCTTGGGGAACAGCAGCTCCCGTGATGACCGCGACAACCGCTTGCTGTCATCCACATCCGCGTACCATTTGCATTTGGTGTCCAGCGGCAGCGCCACAGCGCCCGCCACTACCGGCCCCGCAAGGCATCCGGCCCCGACCTCATCTAGCCCGATGATGTACTGTGCGCCCCGCTCCAGTAGCTCGGCCTCAAGGTCAGTCGTCGGCATACATCGGCTCGAGTTCCTGCTTCACCGGCTTCACCTTCGGGTAGGGTAGGTCAATCAACAGCGCCGCCTTAGCCTTGCGGTTCAGCGGCAGGCAGTACCGGTGCTTGCCGGTACGCTTGATTGCCACGATTCCCATGTGCTTGTTGCGCTCCATGACGACCGCGTGTGCCGCCGTTCCGTACTGATTATAGAACTTCCGTGGGGAGATTTCCTTACCGCCGATGAAGTAGCGGGGGTGTCCCGCTGATGGCATCTCTCCCGTGTACGTGAAGTTGGATGCCTGATAGATGATACCGAGGTGACCCTGCCCCACGTCAGCATAGGAAAGGATGGCGTCGTACCTCTCACGCCGTAGCTGTTTAACCGCCAATGCCAGCATCGCGGACAGCGGTTTGAACTCCGGCTTACAGGCCAGCCGCGACAGCTCCAGCACTCGCCAATCATCCGAACCGAACAGGTTCTTCCGAACGAACCGTGAGGACACGCCGCTGAACACGGCCACGCCGACCGTTTCGTTGCCGGTTGCATCGAAGAATCCATAGTACCGGCCCTGTGACACGCCGCCCATATAATGATACTTGCGGAGGAACGCGTCGGCTTGCTGCTTGCTACAGCCCCGGATTACCAGCGCGGGAGCCGCGCCGCGCTCAGCCTGGTCAAACAGGTTCCCTTGTTGTGTGTCAACGAGCGTCATAGCATTTTGGAGCGGGCGGGTGGACTTGCACCACCAACGCTGTGCTGGAAGCATAGCATGATACTCTGTTTCAACACGCCCGCGTTTCTATTGTACCCCGCGCCGGGGGTGAGCCTTCTGGGACTGGACGGGGAACGGTCGTTCGGTCAGGATGCCCCGCGCCAACGCCTTAGTGATGAGCTGATTGACCCGCTGTCGGCTCACGCCCATCAGCGCCGCAAGGTCAGACTGGGACATGAATCCGTCCGCTATCCGCCGATGATGTTTGGTCAGCAGCCGCAACAGCTCCGCGATGGCCGGGCTGTGCTTCAGGTAGACCCGCAACACTTCAGGCGGGATGTTAGAACTCATCGTCGCTCCCCTTGAAGCCGCCAATGGACACGGGGATTCCGCCGGTCGGCCCGCCTGCCTCCACGTCCTCTTTCGGGTCACCCGCGTCCACGCCGGTCACGTCATCCGCGATGGTGTAGTGGTGTGGCGACTTGTCGCTGTGCTTCTCCTTCAGCCGGGCCACTTCGGGGGTCATGGCGTCAATGAACGCCCTGTATCCGCCCGCTACCATGCGGTCGTCGTTGAACCGGCCCGCCGCCATCGCGTCCGCCAGGATGGCGATGCTTGCCAGCGCGTGAGCGAAGTGGTGGAGGCCGGAATCGGGGTCGATGTCCTCACCCTCGAACCACGCGTTCATGTGCCGCCGAACCGCGTCGTAATAGATGCTGGCCCGCACACCCGCCGCTCGCCAGTTGGTGCGCCCGTACTTCAGCATCCCGTCTTCGCATCCGAGCGCTCCGAGGATACTGGCGACTTCCGGCCACAGGTGGAAAGGAACCTTGTCGGAGCCGAGCGTCTGCTTCGGGTTGGTTAGTTTCATAGGTGCCTCCTTTACGCGCCCGCCATATCGAGCGCCTGGTCCAGATTGCAAAGTTTGATGTACCCGCTGTGCGCCCACACGTCATCCGTGGACGTGTACGGCCAGTCCATGAGCGCAACCGGTACGCCCCGTCTGGCGAACGCGACCGCCGTGTGGGGTGCGTCCTCAATCACGAGGCCGGGGTTGAAGTGCTCAATCAAATCCGCCTTGTCGGTGCCGCCGCCCATCCCGCCCCGCTTACTGACGATGACCAGCGGTTCCGCGATGCCTTGCATCTCGAGCCAACGTACCGTCTGGTGATACACCGAGTCGCCCGCGCTAGGTGCCCGCGCCGTGACGAACAGAATGGGAAGCCGCGACGCCGCATCCGCTATCCGCTTGAATTGCTCGGGGGTTGCCAGCGTCGGGCATTGCAGCCAGAAGTCAGGGATAGTTTCAATGCGCTCGAACCCCCACGCAAACTGTTCCTTCGTGATGCCTTGCTTATCCCACGCCCAATCGGATACTTCACGCGTGTACGTGATGGGGGTGCCGAACTCTAGGTGAAGCAGCCTGCTGAACGCGAACGCGAACTCGGCCAATACGCCGTCCACGTCACAGAACGTCAGGGTCGGGCGCGTGAATGTGTAGGTCACCTATCGGCCAATCACTTCCAGTTGCCGGACTTCCTCGACTTCGGCCAGGTGTATGCGGTAGTGGTGCGTCTTGCCCCGCTTGGGGTGGAACAGCATGAACTCCTGTGATGGGATGTTCGCCGCCGCCCGTGACATCTCGATGCTCAGGAGGGACGGCCCCACGAAGCACCCGTTCTGGACAATCTCGCCCCGGATTTCGTGTTCCGCTGACTGCGCCTCGTGAAGATGCGCCTTGAAATAGTAGTTGATGATTTCACCGATGATGCTGTTCAGGCGCAGCTTGTTGTCGATGGCCCCTGTGTACGTCGCCTGTAGTCCCTTGATACCATGCCCGTGACGCGCCGCGACTAGCCATCCCTGGATGGATGCGAAGGCGATAGCGCCCTTGACGATATGGAAGTCCACAGCGCCGCCGGTCAGGTGCCGTGTGCCGTTCTCTGACTCGTTCCATTCGCCGCCCGCCTGATTGCGGGCGCGTTCCGCTATCAGCTCCCATGCCAGCGTCTCGAAGTTGTCAGGGGTGTACGCGCCCTTAGCCCGCGCCGCCGTGCGCCCGTGGTTGCCGGGCACCTTGACAATGCTGATGCTCTTGTAGCGAGCGAGCAGGGACACGATGATTTCAACCGCGTCCTCCACGAACCCCATAATCTGAAAGATGATACTTTCGGACATCTGAAGCGCCTGTGACTGGAACATCTCGCCGTGACCCTCAAGGTCGTCACCGAGCGCCAGAATGTTCAGCCGGTCAATCGTGATGACGAGTTGGTTCATCTGCGTGAACCGCAGCAGGCCGTTCCGCCATCGCGCCAGACGTTCGCGGGCGATGTCGATGTTGTACTCGGCCAGCCCGTTGCTCGCTCGCCGGTCAATCTTGCTGTAGTAGTGCAGGTCACTGAACAGCGCGACCGCTTCCTGTGTGGTGTCGAACCCCATGTCCTCGAGGCGGGTCGCCTGAATCTGGGCGGGGATGGGAGCCAGCGCCTTGTGTTCGCTGATGAATGTCGCGGCCCGCCGCATGACGTTCTCCAGTTGTTCGGCCCGCTCGTCGCGCTTGTTCTGTCCGCCCGTGCTGCCCTGAAAGGCCAGCGACAGACGCGCCGCCGCATTGCGGATGGTTGATAGGGTGATGGTGAAATCGGGGAACGCGTCAGCCAACTTCGTCGCCGTCTGAGCCATTGTTAGGCCGTCGTCCGCACAGCGCCGGAGCGCCCCGTGAAAGGATGACTGCGTTGCCTCGTCCATGTACCGTACTGCCTTTGTCAAGATGCTCTAGCCTCCGTATCACGGCGCGACTGCTCACGGGATAGCGCCTGGAAATGTTGGGTGTACGCCGCTATTTTACCCCGAAGGATGGCTTCAACGGAACGTAGCTCAGTCAGCCGTTCATACAGTTTCCGTAGGTCGATGTCAGCGTTAACGGCCAGCGCCCTGACTTCCTCTTTATTCAGTCGCCCATGTTCCGCACGGATAGCGGGGATGAGCGCCGCTATGTTGGTGTCGAATTGCGCGTCAACCCCTATCAGCTCCGCTTCAACCTCGCCCTGTTTCACCAGCAGGTATCCGAGGTATCCGGCCAGCCGCAGCATCATCGCGCCTAGTTGCTCGCTGGTCAGGTTGCCGGGCGACTGTGGGAACGTGTACTGAGGCTCGCCTGCCTTCGGGCGGGTCGGGTTTGGTAGCCGGTGCAACGCTACCTTATCCCGCGCCGATTCGTACAGCCCACGCCCGTCCATTACGATATGACTCCTTGCGCCTTTTCGCAGTAGGGAGCTATCTGTTCTAGTAGAGCCGCCACATCATTTCGCGCCGTCACAGTCCATGAATAGATTGCGCCGGTCGGTTTGACGTAGTACCGCACAACCCCGACGCCGGTGACGCGCAACAACGTAGAAATCGCTTCCACGTCTTTTTGACTCACGACGATTTGCGCGGGGTCAGTCCGACCCGGCCCGCGCTGGGGCCGATTATCTCCGGCTCTCCATCTTCGCAAATGAACGCATCCGTCCGCCTGAACGAATGCCCCAACCCATGCGGCTTCAACATCTGACATCTGGCGTGTCTGGCGTTCACGTAATGGTGTCGGCATTGTGCTTCTATTGTACCCGCTCGCCCCGAAGTCCCTTGTCAACCTCCCGAACCACGGCCAGCGGAACCACGCCGGGGTCCAGACGCCTGCACAGGTACTGCGCGTAACAGGATGCACATTTCTTATCGCCCGCCCCGTTCGGCTTCCGGTCAGCCGGAACCGGTGCCAGCTCCTGCTTCAGCACATAGGGCAAGGCCAGCCGGTGCAGCGCCCTGATTCCGTCGAACAACGCGGGGTCAAACGGGATGGGGTAAGTCGCCCGCCGTTGGCTGTTCTTGGCCTCGAACCGCAGGAACCCATCGCGCAACGATGTCGCGCCTAGATAGAACATCAGTTGCTTGACGTATCGCGGCCAGACGGCCAGTAGGTTCTTCAGGTTGATGGCCGGTGACGCGTTCTTAGCCGGTAGCCGGTCGAACCCGCCCTCCTCAATCGACTTGATTTCCCCTATCATCTTGCGCCGCCGCAGCTCCACCAACGCGTCGTAGTGCCCCACCATTGGCGGGTCATCCGTCCGCACGGTTTGCTCCTCAGCCACCAGCACACCGGCCCGCCGCCAACGTGTACGGATGGCGGACTCGATGGCCCGCCCCGTCTCGAAGATGCGGAGCAGCCGCGCCGTCGCCGGAACCCTGTGACCGAGGCACTTGAAACACATGGCCCTGATGCACGTCTCGCCCGCGTCTGAGCCCCTGAAGTATGTCCGTGGCTCCTCCCACAACGGCTGTTCGCCCTCCGCGGAGTCATCCTCCAGCACGTCCAACTCGTCAGGCACAATCGCGCCGGTCAGGAATCCGGCCAGTGGCCCGCCGTTCGTCTTGCCCGCGTTCTTCTTTACAGGCATGATTGCCGCCGCTCGTAGCCGGTCGGTGCCCACTCTCGCAGGAACGCCACGAAGCGCCTGGATAGGGGTGCCCTGTCGCCGGTTAGGTCAGATACCGTGACGTGGAAGACCGGTAGCTGGTACGCCTCCCAGAGCGCCTGGTCGCGCTTGGCGTCTGCCTTCGCGGTATGCGTCGGCCCGTCAGCTTCAATGGCTATGTGAAACGCCCCATTGTAGAAGTCCACCTGATAGGGGGAGAACGGTTCTTCGGCCAGTACAGACAGCCCGCCCTCGGTCAACCACGCCTCCACCTTTCGGGCGAAGTCGGTCAGCTCAATGTCGGTGTTAATTGGCATCCGCCGCCGCCCGCTCCTCGTACCACTCGGGACTCCCCTCGATGACCGGCCCATGCGCCGCCGCCGCTGCCGCGTTCAGGTCGCGTACCCGCTCGTAGATTTCGTCATCCTGACGCACGATGTTCTCCACCGCCGGTCGCCCGTGAATCTTGCGCCCGCACGTATCGGGGATGACGAAGTACCCCGCCGTGGGTTGTTCGATAACGCCCCGTGCGATGGCGTTATGCACCAGCGAGGCCACACCATCGACGGTGCCATTGAACATGACGGTCAGCTCAATCTCCTGGTAGGGCGGAGCTATCTTGTTCTTGTCGGCCCGAATCCGCATGAGGTAGCCGATTTTCTTCTTGCTCTTTTCGTCACCGAGGTCAAGGAACGCCTCGGGGTTCTCCGGCCCGACCGCCGTCTTGCCGCCCGCGTAGACCCACTCCCCGCGCCTGACCCGCAGCCGTAGGGACGTGTGGTGCTTCAGCGCGAACCCGCCGGGGCTGGACTCGGGGTTACCCCACTTGACGGTCATGTCTGTGCGGATTTGGTTGATGACCACCACAGCCACCTTCTTGTTCAGGCCCACGGTACGCGTGATGCCCTCGGTCGTCTTACGTGCGGCCACGCCCCGGTTGTCGCTGTCCACCATCGAGGCGTCCATGATAGATGACGGGAGCAGGGACGTGATGCTATCCCACACGATGATGTCAGGCTCGAGGTTCCGCAAGGCGTCGGCCAGCATATCGAAGGACTGCTCCAGCGTTTCAGGCCGAACCACCAGCAGGCGCTTCGGGTCAAGGTCAACGCCGGTCATGGAGAACCATCGCGGGTCGAACGTGCGCTCCGCGTCAATGAACACGGCCCGCCCGCCTTGACGTTGCGCCGCCGCAATCATCAGTTGTGACAGCAGCGTCTTACCCGCCGACTCCAGCCCGATGAGCATGGTGACGCGGCCCCGTGGAATCCCGCCGCCCATCATCTCGTCAAGGGTCGGATAGCCGGTAGGAATCGGAGGCGGGAACAGGGTCGGGTCGTTCGGGTTGTAGGCCACTTCCCCGCCGACTTGCTTGTTCCACTTGTCGCCCCATTCCTCGAGGGTTTGCAGCACTTCCTGTACCGTTGTCACGGGTGCCTCCTGTTTCTTACGCCGCGAGTTTGTAGGTGTCCGCGTCATACCACGTCGTCTCACTTCTGTTCACGTCAACCGTTATCGGAACCCGCACGTCGGGGAAGTCACACATGGCGTCGCGCACGTCCCGAATCATCGCCGGTTCCAACCCGTCCAGACGGATTTCGTCATGTACCTGTTTGCGCCATCCCTGGCCCGCGTTCGTGGGAATCCCCACTTCCGTTTCTATTCTAACCATCGCCTTCTTGATAAGGTCAGCGGCCCAACCCTGAATCAAGGAGTTGACAGCCACGTAATCAGGGGTGAACGGACACGACTTGTGGATGGCCGCGCACTTGTGGTGCCCCGCCTCACAGTGGGGATGGCAGTCGCGCCGCCATCGCCCGAACCCGTTTTTGATGTGCTCCGTCGAGCGCATCTTATCGCGTACCCCGTCTAGGAGTTTCGCGGACTTCGGGGAGCCTTCGCGGAACAGCCGGATGATGCGCTCGCCGCCCGCCTTGTCGGTGCCCGTCTGTTCGCCAATCTTGCCCGGCCCCGCGCCATAGATGACGGCCAGCGCGACCGTCTTCCCCACGTCACGCTCGGGGGTGCCTTTCGGATACTGGCTCCGGTCACCGCCGTAAATCCACGCGGCCATTTCCGAGTAGACATCCTCGCCCTGAACGAACGCGTCAATCAGCCGTGGCTCGTTAGTGTAGTGTGCGAACCCGCGCATTTCAATTTGGCTGTAGTCAAGGAACCACGCCGGTACGCCGGGGTCCATGAGGTAAGCCTTCCGCATTTTCAGGTTGCCTTCCTCGCCCTTCTTCTTGACTTGCTGGACGTTTGGCCCGCTACACCCGAACCGGCCAGTCCGCGCCGCCGTGGTGTTGAAGTCAGGGTGCGCTCGCCCGTCGTACTGTGACGCGTCCAGCGTTGGCTTAATATACGTGGTCAAGTCTTTCTCCGCGTCACGCCATTCCTCAATCAGGCCCAACAGCGGATAGTATTTGTGGTTCCGTGGGAGGGTAGCCCGCAGCGCCCGCAAGGTGTTGATGTCTGTGGATGGTGCGCCCTGTTTCGTGCGGCCCAAAATCGGCAGGCGTAGCTCCTCGTACAGGAACGCGGATAGCTTAGCGTCGGAGCCAACCTCCAGCGGGTGCCCTACCAGGTCATCGAGTCGCCGCTGCGCCTTGTCCATCCGCGCCTGTGTGGGTTTGATTTGACCCTGTAGGAAATCGCGGTCAACGAGGACGCCCTGTTCCTCCATCTTCAGCAGCACCAATTGGGTCAGTTTCATCTCGGTATCGTACAGCTCGGTGAACTCGCCCCACTGAGGGTGTGCCGTGTTCCGTGCGTCCAGCCGCCACGTCAGGTGAGTGTCATAGGCGGAGTACGGCCCGAACACATGGAACGGGATTTGATACCACGTCGACAGTCGGTTGTTCGCCACGTACCGCTTGACGGAGGTGAGGAATCGGTCAGCCTCCATGTTCAGAATGTCACCCTGTTTCTTCAGCGCCTTCGGGCGGTTCTCGTCCAGGAGATGGCACTGAACCATCGAGTCATCTACCAGCATCCGCGCCGTGATGTCCCATTCCTTGCGCGTCATATGGAGGTCGAACTTCTTGTTGTGCGCCACTACGCGGCCCTGATACTCGGTCAGGAGCCAGCGGGTGAACTCATCTATGTGTTCCACTGGCCGGTCGGAACCGTTGCCACAGCCAATGCCCGCAGGCATGGCCGTACACTCGTCCTCGCCGGGCCCCCACGCGAACGATACCACGGTGATGTTATCCCGAACGAACGTCGGGTCACCATGAATCGGCCCGCTTGTCTCGGTGTCGAACGCCACGGTCGGCGCGTTCCGGCAGCGCTCGTACAGGTCGGCCACGGTCACGGGTGCGCCGAACGCAGGCCACAGGTCAGAACCGAGGGACATCTGGGCACCCTCGGTCATCGCCGCCCATCGTTTAGGCAAGGGTCATTTCCAGTTGCTGCGCCTGTGTCTGGCAGTTGTTGTTGTAGCCGGTGCCGGATGCGTAATACCGCTCGCTGTGCTTGTCCCAGTCCGTGACGCACAACAGCATCGGGCAGGTATCACACTTGCCCAACTCCGCGGCCTCGCCACAGGCGTCGCAGTTACCCTGAACGCTTGCGGGTAGAGGAGGCTGGGGCCTTATTTGGTGGTGCGCTCGCTCCGGCGTCGGCTGTATCGCGTTCCGGGGCAGGCTCAGCGGTTGGGGTCGGGGGTTGTTCAGTGGCAACGGGGGTGCCTCCCTTTAGCTCCTTGATAGTGGCAATCAGCTTGTTGACCACCTTGTTGTTGTTCTCGCGGTAGGCGCTGAAGTCCTTGACGGATACCGCCGATTCAACCACCATCCCCGACGCCGTCGATGCCTCATCAGCGAGCGTCTCCTCCATCTGACGGCCCACGAATTGCAGTGCGCCCCGCGCCCGTTCCACGTCCGCCTCGAACTCCGGTGATGCGGGGTCAAGGTCAGACACGCCCACGGCCACGCGGACGCTGTGAAACTGCTCCGGTTGAAACGTGATGCCTATGTCATAGCTAATCTTTGCCATCGTGGTCACATCCTTTCAGGATTCAGGCGAAGGCGGAAGCCCGGTCAAGTCCCGGCAATCCGCCCGCGCCTGTGTGGTGTTGACTAGAACTCGGGGTCAGGGTCAGCCGTGTCGTCGTCGGGGTCGGTCACCGGCTCCGGTGCTTCCGCTACCGGTTCCGCCGCCACAGGCTCATCGAACGACGCCGCGCTGGTGTCCACTGGTACGGACTCCGCCTGGTTGTCAGCCGGTGCTTCCTCAACGGTTCCACCGAGGTCAGACACGCGACCGTACATCACGTCCTCAAGGGATGGGAGGCCAGCCATGATGTCCTTCAGCTCCGCCGTCATCGGTGACGGGTCAAGCGGCTCCAGCAGGTACGTGGGCTTCTGAATCCCCCGCGCACCCTGACGCACCATCTCGAAGTCCCTGTCCAGCAGCGTCTTGTTGCGGTCGAACCGGAACACGAACGGGTCAAGGTGCGACACTGACATCGCTATCAGGCGAACGCTGTCCACGGTCTGCCGGTTGACCACCACGCCCTGGTCATTCTTGACCAGTTGCGTCTCAATCTTGTCAGACGCAGGCGCTTCGGGGTAGTCGATGAATCGAACGAAGGCCCACGCCAGGAATTGGCGCGAGCGGTTCGGAAGATGCTTGCGGTCCTCGGGAGTTGCGGCCACGTACTCTTCGCACGTCGCGCACCGCGAACCTATCTCTTGCGGACACAGGCGTCGCCGCCACACGGTAGCGCCGGAAGCGAGTACATCCTGTACCCTGTGATACCACGCGGAAAGGAACCCGTCGCCTTCGGTCAAGACGCGCATCCGCGCCGTCTCACCGGGGCCAGTCAACCTTACTTCCCGAATCCAGTTCTTCTTGCCGCCGCCGCCGCTCTGTGCGGCGCGTTCGGTGCGCTCTTGCTGCTCCGCAGCCAGTCCCTTAGTAGGCATAATCAGCCCTCCTCGTTTATCGCCATCCGGCGCGTCTATCTGAGGCTATTATACCCCAAATGACGCCGCAAGTCCGCCAGGCCACGCAAGGGAACCGCCGTAACTGGTACGCCTTGTAGGATGTCAGCCGCCGCCCGCTGTGCTGCCTCGGTTGCGCCGTACATCAGCAGGCCCGCGTCCGCGTCATCGTAGACGGCCAGCGCCCGCAGCTCCGCCGGGGTCCCGTCGCCGCCCTGGATGTCTAGCGCCTCAGCCATCGCTTCCAGCGACACGGCCCCGATGTCACCGAATCGCTTGCCAGCGTGTGCCTCGCGGTTCAGCTTAGCGAGCGCGTTCTGTAGGCAGTTGGTAGCGTAGGTGATGAACTTCACCTTGCCGGGGCGGAACGTGCGCCACGCCCGCCACAGCGCGACACGCAGCACCTGGACAGTGTCCTCTTCCTCCAGATAATCCGGGCGCCGGTTGGCTATCTTGTGGACTAGGCGGTCGTACTGAGCCGCACATTGGTCAAAGGATGTTCCCGTGCGCGTGACGATGTACTTGATTCCCACAGGTCAGACTCCTTTCGGAATGTAGACAGCGGGAGTCGCCATGTTCAGCGCCGCCCGTATCTGTTCGTTGGTCATGTCTTGCACGTCTTTGAAGGGGTCAGGGACAGCCGCCGTACAGACGGCCATCTTGGGTGCCAGCTTGCTAACTATCACGTTCGTCTGTTCGCGGCCCGGGCCGTCATTATCGAACATCACGGTGACCTTGACGGTGTTGGCTATCAGCCACTCCACCTGTACGTCGGTCGGAGGTCCAAGCGTTGCCAGCGCCGGTAATCCGTGCTGCATCATCCACATGGCGTCCAGCGAACCTTCGACAAGGATGGCCCACGTTCCCCAGAAGTGGTCAAGGGGGAACAGGCAGCGCCGGAACCCGCGAGGATACTGGTACTTCGGCCCCGCGCCCTCGCCGGGCAATCGCCGCGCCACGAACCCCACCAGCCGCTTGATTTCGTCACGGACGGGGAACAGCATACGCGCCCGTTCCTTATCGTATCTTACGTCATATCGCGCCGCCGTTTCCATACTGAATCCGCGCTGCAGGAAGTAGCGGGGAACCTCGCTAGGTAACCGGTCGAAGTCCGCCGCCCACTCGTCAAGGTCAGACGGGGGTGTCAGGCCCGCCGGTCGGGGGAACATTCGGGCGATGACCTCCGCCGTGTCCACACGAAGGCCGAACCGCTTGACCAGCGCCCGCGCCTCCACGTAACTACACCCACGAATCTGTACTACCAGCTCCACAATTCCGCCGCGCTTGCCGGTGTGCCGACAGACCCAACCGCCGCCTTCCGCCGCGATGCTGAAGCCGGGGTGTTTGCCGTCATCGTGGAACGGACAGAACGCGTCTAGCCATTCTCCGCGTTCGCGTTCGATGCCGATGCCTAGCTCCGCGAGGACGCTGGGCACGTCAGCGTTCAGGTCATCCATTTAACCGCCTAGTCTTTCCGCGCCCTGACGAACGCCGCCACGAGTGGCCGCGCCCGCCGATTCAAGGCGTACAGATAGACGTGCTTCTGAACCGTGGGCATCTTGTCAGTCACTTTGTCTCCGTAGATTTCCCGCAGCGCCGCCTCGCGGTCGATGGCGGACTTCGCCAACTTCCGCAAGGATGACCGGCCCACTAGCTTCCCGTCTACCACGAACGACCCACGGCTGTCGGTGTGCCCCGTGGACATCCCGTAGTACAGCCAATTGGTAGCCCTGTAGATGATGCCCGTATGCCCGTATGTGGGGTCAGCATAGGACAGCAGCACGTCGGTTCCCTCGCGCCGTTGTTCCGTGAACAGCCGCCGGATGAATTGTGACTCGCTATTCTTGGGCATCTCGTCAGTCAAGGCCAGCCGCGACAGCTCTTTGATGGTCAAGTGGTTGTCCTCCGCGAACACCTGATACCGTGACCGCGATTTCTCATTGCCGCCGATAGTTGTTTGATGGTTGCCACGCCTACCAGCTCGACGCCCTTGAACAGCCCATAGAACGCGCCCGTGCTAGGCGTCTTGCTGTAGTGCCACTGACGCAGGAACCGCCGAGCATCATACGCCTGCACCAGCCGAACGGATAACTCGTCGTCAGCCGGTTGCCCGAACAGGCTCCCTTGCATCGCGGATACCGCCTTTGTCACTCCGTCACTACCTTCTTTCGCTTGCGCTCGAACCATGCCCGCCGTGCGGCCAGCTCATCTTCTTCGGTCAGGGTGTAGCCGTCCACAGTCAGGGTCACGAACCCGTCCAGCGGAGGGATGCGCTGCGCGTCAGGATTGGCGCACTCGCACCCGCGCTTGCTGTTCAGTTGCTTAGCACAGGTCAGGCACCACCACGCCATCGACGCTTCCTTTCGTCTGGCCCGCCATCCGCTTATTCACAGCTTGGGGTTCCGTCCCTGTGGAACCACTGTGCGCCCTCACCCGCGATAGCTCAAGTCTGGAAGTTTCATCGCTCCCTCAGCCGGATGACTGGACCTCGTATTTGGTTCCGGGGCCGGTTCGCTGTCTGTTTCCGCTGCACACTGGTCTTACACGGTGTCGAATCAGCCTAGCGGCCCCGGTAGGAACGGTGAATCAATAGCCTTGTCCGTTGTGACTGTTGCCAGTCTGGTCAACCACACGCCTTCCAAAATCGCGTCGTTCCTGAATACAAGTTATCGCATCCGCGCCCTGTTGTCAACCCTTAAATGTTAGAACTCGGTGTCAGGTGGGAGGTCGTCCATCTCACGGGAGTCCTCGCGGATGTCACCGATGTCCACGTCGAACACCAGCCCGCGAGCCTTCGTATCCCGTGCCCCGCCGCGCTGCTTCAGAAACTTGTAGACCCGCCGCTTCTCGTCGCCAGACGGGTCAGCTGCGAGCGCAACCACGCGGTCGGCGGATTCCATGACGCCGAACCCGTACCCCGCCTGATACATTCCGGGCAGGCGGGAGGTATCCTTCGCCGCCGCACGGGTCGTCTGGTGCGCCGCGATGACTACCTTCTGCTCCTGAACAGCCAGCGCCTTGAGTGTGGCGCACCCCTCCATGAGGGCATCCCATCGCTGCCGGTTCCCCGCCGATTTCAGCAGGTGTAGGCCGTCGATGAATACCACGTCAATCGGTGCGTGTTCGTTCGCCATATCCCACACGTCCTCGAATGTCAACGGCTTGCCGGTTCCGCTGGAGTCGCGGCCCACGAAGTTAGCCCTGACCGAAATCTGGTCGAGGAACGACTTGTACTTCTCGCGGTCAACGGTGCCGGTCATCAGCTCCCTGTTGGAAATCGGCCCCGCTCCTATCAGGTTCGACACGACCGAGTCCAGCCGGAAGTTGAGGTCAATCCACGGCATCTCCGGTGAGATGCACAGCACACGATAGCCCGCCCTGTACGCCGCCGATGCGAACAAGCAGCCGAGCCATGACTTGCCCACGGACGTTGACGCCATGACCACGATGAACTCGCCCTTCCGAAATCCCATGCTCGTACTGTCCAGCGAATCGAGTCCGGTCGGGATACCGGTCAGGCCCGCCGAATCGCCTTTCAATTCGTCTAGCCGCTCCAGCCGGAGTAAGGCGTCAGGCCCATCATAGAACACAGGCGATTGGCGAACCGACCGCTGGAGCTGGCCGAGGTGCTGCGCCATCGCCTGAATGGTGCGTTCCGGTTTCGTGTCCAGCTCGGTCAGGTCACGGTAAATCATGGCCCGCGCCTGCCGCGCCAGCTCGTTCTCCCGCGCCAGTTTGACGTAGGTTTCGAGGTCGCCCACCTCCCCGATGGTACAGCCGGTGACAGCCAGGAAATCGTCAGCGGTCGGGATGCGTTGCAGCCGCCGCATATGGTCAGCGAGGTACACCCACGCCGCCTTAGTTTCCGGTATCTCGAACGATGCCTCAGTGACGCCCTCGTTCAACGCCCAGAAGTAGTCATCGGGTGACTGGACGGAGGCCAGTACACGCGGCTCGAGTTCCGCCGCTGTCAGCCTAGCCATTCAGGTCATCCTCCGTGTCCAAATCGCTCCACGGGTCAGCGCCTACCAGCCGCTTGTAGCCGTAGATGATGGCCGATACAAGGTCGTCCGCGAAGAACTCCACCTTGCCGTTGACCACCACGGTCACCCGTTCTATCTGCATCCGTCCGCCCACCATGCCGGGCCGAACTCCGCCCGTGAACATGATGTCCAGTGACCCGTCCACCATCAGCCGCTCGCCAGTTTGCGGCAGATAGACCTCCCTGTCCAGGGTCGGTGCTGGTGCCGCCTTGCGCCTATCCGCCTTCGCCGTCTTTGCCATAGCTGTCCTCCTTGAACCAATTGACCGCCCACAGGTCGGGTCGGTCCTCGACCAACGCTGCAACCGTGCGGAGGTTTGTCAGTAACTTTCGCTGTTCGTCTTTCCCTTCAACGTCACCATCGAACACCCGCCGCAGCCACCAGACATAGTACCTGATTCCAGCGGGGGAGACCTTGCGGGTCATCCACACCAGCCGCCACAGCCACTCCGGTCGCCGCCCGTAGGCCCGCAGGAACCATCCGAGGTGTCGCGTCGTCAACAGGTGTTCCGGCTCCCAACCCACAGCAAAGAACGCGTCAATGGCGCAGGCCAGCGCCCACGGTTGAACATCGTGCAGCCCCTCCGCCTGAATGTTCTTGACGCGCCGCCCCATGACGGAAGCAGTCATCTTGTCAGGTCGGGGGTAACCCTCACGGGCCAACGCCTCGAACACGTAGGCTTGCCAGTCCCCCGGTTTCGTTCGGAACGCGGGCGGTAGTTTGTCCATGCTTCTATCCTACCCGGAATCCCGCCATTATTGCGGGATTTTGGCGGGATGCTTGCGGGATGCTTGCGGGATTCACCGTGCGTTCACTTGTAACGGTTGACAGTCTGAACACGTCTGTTATGATGTAGTAGGAAAGGATAGGTTGACAGTGAACAGAACCGACACCACGAAAGACGCGGCCTTCTGGGCCATCGTCAATCGTGACCGCGACATCGCCGCTTGGAACGAACGGCCCCGCGTGTACGTTCCGATTTACGACGACCGCCGTGACGATGACACCAACAGCGACCGTGGGGTTGTTGTGGTGAATCCCGTCACACTGGAGATGTAGGAATGAACACCAGTACAGGATACCAGAATAGCAACAGTACACAGGGGTCACGGGTGCGTTCGTCTTGCGCCATCATGGGTGCAGGCGACGAACGCGTGGTCACCGTGGGTGTGGATTGCCCGCGCTGTGGGAAATCCCGCGAACGATTCGGGCCAGGCCCTCACGGTGCCGCCGCCGCAACCTCGTTCAGGGTCATGGTGGAACAGAAGCACACTGGACACACAATCCGATGAGCGCGCCAATCAGAAACATCGACACCTGTGACGAGTGCGGTAAGGGTTTGCCCTATCGCATCTACGCTACCGATTGGATGTTCGAGGCCGAACCCCTGTACCCGTGCGACGCCTGTGGCCGTGCAACGTGTGGGGGATTCCATACCGAGGTTGGCCCGTGGACACGCGATGGTGAAGGTGGGGGATGGCCTGCCGCCGTGGAGTGCCCCGCTTGCCGCGAGGGTGCCGCTTATGTGGCGACCGTTCGCGGGGAATATGCGAGGTCAAGGGGTGTATAACGAAATCGTGTCAATGCCGCGACGCCGTTCGGATGGTGGATTCAACCGACTCACGGCCCGCGTTCCGCTGTCATTAGTGGACACGTCACGCCGCGTCAGCAAGGAGAAGGCGAAGCGCTACTCGTACCTGTTGATGTATGGTGCCGCGTTCCCTCCCGTCAAGCTGTTTTGGTGCGCCGCCTGTCCAGGCAAAACCCTGGCCGGAGGCAAACGCCGCCCCGCCCACGATTCAGGGATGTTCCATATCAGCGACGGCGGTCATCGTACCGCTGCCCATCGGCGGATTGGTGCCGCCTACATCCCTGCACGGTTCAGTATCCGTGCGGTTCCTGATTCCGCTTGCCTTGTGCCAGTAACCGATGATTTCACAGCCGGGCCGAGGGCAAGTGAGGAATCCCCGCCTGACGGCAGGGATTGGACTTCACGAGCCGGTACATCGGGTTTCGTTCAGAACCGCTACTTCACACCTACCAGCTTGTTACCAGGCCGATGACGAGCAAGGCGTTCCGTGTTCGCCCGCCACTCGGTGTTTTTCACAACGCGGTCACTAGGCGCACTCAACACCTAGCGCTTCAACCGTTCCCTCTACCCGCCGTCCCGGGGCTACCGTCCGGTCAGGGTTAGATGCAGGTATGTCGGGCGGGGTCAGAAGGGAACAGCACTACTAACAAGTGACCGGCCCCGCCGTCTGGAAGTCAGGCGATAAGCCGCCCCTGTGACGCATCCGCGTCGGCCAGTATTTCTATCAGACGGAATCGAACGACCCACACGTCAACGGGATTCGTAAGCCAATCGTTCCACACGTCTACAGGTTTGCGCCCGCCGATACTGGCGTCGGGGTAGTTGTCCTCGAGGTAAGCAAACCCCTCGCCCATCCAGTCAGCCGGTGTTAGCCGCGCTGTGGATTCGTACTTCGGTGCCGCCGTCAGCTCGATGATGGCGACCGGCTTCCCGCCGTAGCGCCTATCCTTGTCCAGCGCCGTCAGACGTTCGCCGCGCCGGAACCCGACAGCATAGCCGTCCTTCCAGTTGCGCCGCGTTACGTTCTTGACTCCGGCCAGCACAGCCGGTGTCGTCCAGGCGAATGAAATCTCTCGCACGTCCCTATTATACCCGGCGCGTCACAGGCGGGCTTCCCGCGTCACCATGCGGGGGGATACAGGCCCACGGGGTAGACCCCACGCCAGCAGCGCCCCAGCGCGTCAGGATACTTGCTTGGCTAGTAGTCGGACCAGGACGTTCAGGCCAGCCGCGCCGAACGAACGAACCGCCGCGCCGACAACCATGAGGCCGTAGACGTAGGGGTCAGTCAGGACAGCTTGCGGGTCGAAGTCCACGGCCAGCTCGAACGCGAGGATGCCAACAGCGGTCGCGCCTGCGAACGCTGCCTCAGCAAACGGCTTGAACGTGTACTTCTCGATGGTCACGACGGCTCCCGTTACAGGAACCGTGACCGTGGCCTCGGTCGGGGTTGGGGTCATGTCTGACATAACAGACTCCTTTCGGTTACGGGATGCGAAGGTTTTGGCCAGGGTAGATGACGTAGGGAGCGGCAATGCCGTTCAACCGTGCAATCTCCGGCCAGCGCGACGCATCGTTCAGCGTCTTCTGAGCAATGAGACTCAAACTGTCTCCAGAGACAACGGTGTACGTCCGCGTTGCCGGTGCCGGTGCAGGCGCGGGCGGGGTCGCTACGTTGTGCGGTGACGCGATATGCGCGTTGACCGTTCCGGCCAGGCCGTTGATGCGGTTGAGCAGGTCATCGTATTCAGCAGTCACGAGGTCATGTCCTCCTTCGGGGGTTGGTGGGGTCACGGGTGCAAGGTGCATCCGCCCATAGTCAAAGACGTTTCGGTCGGTGCCGACGCCACAGGTCGGCGTGGTTCCTGCGTATTGTAGCATGGCCCGTGAGGACCATCCGCCAAACGCCATCCACTTCCAGTCCAGGTCGGGGGGTGCGTCAGGTGCGCTGCCGCTGTTCAAGACGTACCGCGCTTCCAGCAGGGGGTCTTCACCCGCGAAGGGGTAGACCACGTCGGCGCTGCCGAAGGCCCGCCTGTAGTACTCACGGCTTGTGTAGATGGGGGTCAGGATTCCGCCCGTCTGGTTTTTGATGTTCATGCGGAGGTTCACCAGCCGCTCCATGCGTAGCGGGGATGACGGCTCGATGTCAGGCGCAACGAACGAAAGAACCCCACGTTCCGGCCCCGCCGCGTCCAACGCCACTTGGCACAGGATGGCGGTCTCGTCAGTAGTGTCGGGATACAGAACGATGTAGCCGCCCGTCAGCATACCGGCCAGCCGGATTTGCTCGAGCTGGTAGGCCGCGTCATGGTTCGGCCCGTTGCCCTGTGGCGTGGAACCCCATAGCTGAACCCAACCGAGCTTATAGCCCGCCGCCGCCATACACTGAAAGTAGGAGGGAGCCGGGCGCTTCTGCCAGCCGCTTATGTCGAACGCTAGGTCTGCCATGTGAAGAGTCCCTCCGCCTTGTAGTCGCGCTGCATCTGAATCTTGACGCCGCCGTTGTTGAAGCTACACCGGCCACAGTAGACCGGCCCGGGCGTAATCTGTTCCTGTGGAATCGCCCGCGTCAGCTTGCAGACCGGGCAGTACAGAATCAGGTCAGCCACTAAACGACGTACTGTTCTCCGAGGACGGTGATGGTCAGGGTCAGCGTGGTTGCCGCGCCGCCCACCAGGAAGTCCGTGCTCAGCATCTTCATGTTCGTGTACCAGTCGAACACCAGTTTCGCGCCCACGGGGTAATCGAAGAACAGCTCTGTACCCGCCGCGTTCGCGCCGGTCGCGCCGAGGTACAGCCGGAACGTGTCAGCCGCGAGCTTGTTGGCGACGTGGATGTGCTTCACGACGCTGAATAGCAGCGCCGAACCATCGTTGAAGATGTTGGTGGTCATGGTCGTGGTCAGTGCCACCGGCCCCACCAGTTTCTTTATCGTGCCAGCCATGTTGTCTTAGTCCCTCCGTACTCTGCGGAACGGCCCTAAACCGGGCTTGGTTCCGTTGGCGGATTTGCCGCCGCCGTTGGTTGTTCCGCTGGGTCCACGATACCATTTGCTGCCTGGTCAGGCAATGCCGCAGCATCGTCCCAGTGTTCGCCCGTTTGCATCGCGCCGATGAGCGCGTAGACCGCCGCCGATAGGAACCCACGCGGCCCCTCGGTTCGCAGCGCCACATCAGTCGCTTCCACCAGCAGGATGTAGGAACCCTCGCGCCCGAAACGGATACCGCCCTTTCGCGCACGTTGGTCAACCACCAGCCGCGCAACCTGGTTGAGGTACGCGGTCAGTCTGTCCTCGAACGTGAGCATCACGGGCGGGGTCAGTGCCGGTGCCGGTTCTGTCTTTGGTTTCCGTGCCATGTTGCCCTCCTTAGATTTTCAGCATTATCTTCGGTACGCCGGTTGAATTGGCGAGCGCCCCGCCGCCTGTGAACGTGCTAGGCAAGGCCGCGTAGGTGAACGCGACGCTCCAATAGTGCTGATGATTCGTCACGCCGACCGCCGTTTGCCCGAGGTAGTTGTAGGCGTCGGTGCCGCCGCGAATCGAGAAGCCGCTGGAATTAGTGACCAGCGCGAGCCAGTACCAGTCAGCGGTCAGCTCTTGACTGATGGCGATTTCCTTACCGCCCGTGGTGCCCACGTTGACGGTGCCCGCGTCCAGTACCAACGCGTCAGGCTCGCACCCGTTCAGCTTGTTCCGGTAGATGCCTAGCCGGGCATCGTTCGGTGCCGACAGGTCAGCCGTGGTGACATGGATGGCGATAGCCGTGTACGTGTTCTTTTTCATCACGCAGAACGGGGTCGCGTACAGAATGTCCGTCGCCGCCGCGAACCCGTTGACGCCATCACCGACCGCGTGTTGACTGAAGTAGTATCGGCCCGTGACGTGCGGGGGATATGGCCACGGCCAGCCGCCTTGTCGGGTCACTTCGTGGCTTAGCTTCATCGGAACTCGTAGCGCCCCATCTGGAGGAACACTCGCGGTACTTCATCCCCGAACAAGACGCCGCCTCCCGTGAACGTGGCCGGTAGCGCCGCGTAGGTGAAGTCCACGCGGATGCCCGGATACTGTAGCGTGTCGATGTTAGTGGTGACCCCGTTCCAATTGGCCCCGCCTGTCGCGCCGCCGCCTGCGAACCCTTCCGCCGTCACGGTTGGTGTATCGTTGAACACCAGCGCCCCCCAATAGATGCCATAAGGCAGCACTAGGTCAATCGTCTGGAACTTCAACTCCGCCGTGTTCGTGTTCGTGATTTCCGTCTCTACGAACAGCCGCCGGTCAGGGTAGCCATTCAGGTCGGTGTATAAGCCCATCCGCATATCGTTTAGGCCCGCCGAACCGGTCTCAACCCTCATCATCATCCGACTTACGTGTATTGTGTCTCGTACCATAATCGGAACCGCGTACAGCTTGTCCGCAACCACAACTAGGTTCGCTATTCCGCCGTGCCCCGCCGCCGCAATCAACAGGCCGTCCGTGCTGCCCGATAGGAACATAGACCGCCGCGTGTCCAGGTACATCCGAGGCGTGGTGTTCAGGTTCGGGGTGATGTCAACGCCCATCTAAATCTCCAGGTACACCCACGGAACAGTGACGTGCGATGGTCGGCCCGTCGTCGGAAACTGACCCGGCAGTCCCGCCGCCACGTAACGCGGCCCGAGCGTTGCGCCGGGCGATGCGATAACGCCAAGCGGATTGTTGCCCGTCCCTAGCTCATCCGTCCTTGACATCAGCGCGAAGTGTGCGCCGGACGCATAGGCGCGAATGGTGCCGGTGCCGCCGTTCGCCTGAAGCGCGAGCCAGTACCAGCCCTGATGTAGAAACTGTGAGATGGATTTGTTCAGGAACACCGGAGGTGAGGCCGTGTCCAGCGCCACGGTTCCCGCGTCCAGCAACAGGTCGCCGGGCCGCCCGCCGTTGTCGTGGTAGATGCCTAGCCGCGCCAGCAATGCCGAACCCGCAGCCGTCACTTCCTCGATACCGATGACGGTTGCGGTCACGCCCGCCTGATTTGGAACGTACACCGGAACCGAATACAGCGTGGAGTTGATGTTGGTCAGCGTGGAGTGGGTGCCGACAGACTGTTGCCCGTACTTACGCCCTGTTGTCCACGGGGGAACCCATGTAATCGGAAAGGCCGACCGAACCCGCTGTGTCATTAGGCGTCCGATTCCACTACGGTTCCGGTAGCGTCAACGCCGGTCGCGGAAGCGATAGCCTTGATAATCTCCGCGCCGTCATCCACTGTCCACGCGCCGGTCAGGGTCACGGTTCCCTTCGCCGGAATCACCTCGTCGTCAAGAATGAACACGTCGGTTGCCATGTCAATGAACACGTCAACGGTGATGTCCGCGTTCGTGGTGTTGACCAAGTGCAGGCAAATGAGCGTGCCCCGCTCCTTCGTTCCGTCAATGAACGGGTCGTACAGGTTCGTGTTTGTTGTCAGAATCGCCGCCGCGATTGGTTGCATAACTGAAGCCATAGCGTTAGTTTACCCCACTTACAGCGCGACTGCCCACGCAAGCATTAGAACATCGTCTCCCGCCCCCGGTGACCCTGCTGCGCCCGTTGCACCAGCCACGCCGGGCGGCCCTATTTCACCCTGGTCGCCGTCGTCACCAGCCGGGCCAATCGGCCCCATTGGGCCAGCCGGGCCGGTCGGCCCCGCGCTGCCTGTGACCAGGTCAAACGTGGTGCCGTCCTGTTGCTGCCAGAACGGGTGAGTCTGGCCCGCCACGTCGAACCCGTACAGCCGCCCGAAGTTGGCCGCTGGTGCGCCTGGCGCTGATGCCCTTTCGGGGAACTCGAAGTAGTCATCGGTGCCGAGCTGCCAGCGGTTCGCGCCCGCCACAATCAGCTCAGTGTTGACGGTCACGCCGTCGCTACTGAACGATAGCCGGTCAGACTTGACCGCAACGCGCATGGCGCTATCACTCGCTGATTGGCCCTCGACCAACGCCCACGCCGCATAGGGGTCTTCGCGGAAGAATGTAAACTTCGGCGGATCGAGGGCGAAGTCAAGCTGGCCGTTTGCGCCCGCTGGTGCCGAGTCGTAGATGGTCAGCATTGGACTCACTGTCGAGCCTAGCCGGTCGAGTTCCAGCCCTGCCGCGAGCAGACCCAACCGCCCCGAGGCCATATTCTGTAGGAAGTTATTGAGCGCCACAGCGCCGCCCGGCCCGAAGGCAATCCCGCCGCGTCCGCCGAACGATGTTATCTGAACGATTTGGTTTGCTTCCGCCGCCTCGAACAGGTTGATTGCCGGGATGAGTGCCCGCATATTGAGCGCGGCCCCGCCGCCACTGGTGCTGCCCATGATTTCAACGGTGATTGATTCGGTCAGGTTCTCAAACGTGACCTTCCGTTCCGCCGCTTCCGCAAACTTGAGCTTGAAGTCCGCGCCTAGCGGCTGCGCGTCAGACGCCTTGACGGACAGCGCCCGATTCAGGCCGCTGGCTCCCATCGTCAGGAACGCTGCGTCGGGCATCATCCCGCCCATGCCGCCGCCATCCCCGCCGCCGTCCTCGCCATCCATACCGGGCGGCCCCGCCGCGCCCGCTGCGCCTGCCGGACCAGGGGAACCGGCCAGTGACAGATTCCGCAGCACACCCGCGCTGTTGACGTAGAACATCTCGGTCTCACCGAGGTACTCAAAGGCGTACAGCCGAGCGTTGTTTGCCAGCGCCGCCGGACTGAGTCCCTGTTCCGCGAACTGCGAATACAGGTCATGGCGGTCGCCGGTCAGGATACCTCCGTCGTCATCCGTGGTGTGGTTGTGCGCGTCCGCGCCTATCAGGATAGACGGCCCGCCGCCGCCGCCGATTCCGCCGCCACTGGTGCCGCCCAACATCCCGCCGCCGGTCAGTTGGTCAAGCCATC